GAATCGGCTGTAACAATATTTACATTTGCCTCTTTTGCCTTTTTTATATCTCTTGTAGTTTTACAAGGATTTGCAAAAAGTATTTGTGCTTTGCTTGAACCGACCGCCAAGTCAATTTCTCTAGCACTGGCACAATCAAAGCATATTCTGGAGTCACGCATCCATTGTAAGAGTACTGGTTCTGGATTACATTTTACTGCATAATAAGGGTGAACACGAGTAAGATAATTTTTCCAAAGAGTATGTTGCTCTTTAAAGCGAGTAGAAGACAGCGTATAAAACGATCCTCGGGAGGATTTTGCAAGAATGTCGCGTAGGCTGTTCAGTGCTAAAGTTTCTGGATAGCATATAGAAAGTTTTTTAGGCCTATAAATTTTTAACTGTTTTCTTAACTTCTAAAATAACACGATTCACATTATTAATAATTACTTGAAGTTCTTCAACTGTTTTTGCTTTACCTGAACCTGCTAATGCAGAATTTATCATATTTAAAATATTTTCAAGTATTTGATTATCAGTTTCACCTTCAAATAAAGTCTTTGGCATATTTCTACTCTTAGAATCTTTATTTTTATTTTTTATTTTTTTATGAATAAGTATAGAAATGTTTAGTGGATCTGGAAATAAACCACTTTTTGAATTCAATGTAGAACCACTACTAAATATGTTAAATACATTGGGTACATTTTTAACAAGTACAAAAGGTTTTATGGAAAGTGTAAAAGTTATTTATAAACAAAATGGTTTTGTTGCAACAGGGCTAACTGCACAAATTCGTGTCGCACCAAGACCTATAGAATTTGCAATAGGTGCTTAATTTATCTTGAATATGTATTGGAAATAGAAGCATATGTTTTAGAATTAACTACTTCCGTAACTTCTATTGTAATAGACCAGTCCATAAATTGCATATTTACTGTATCCCCGTACGAATCCATTAATCGTACATTAAAAAAAGGTATAGAGGTTGGTGCTACAAATGTAAATTCTTTTCTTAACAAATTACTATTATCATCAAAGTTAAATGTATATCCACTATCTTTTAAAATAACTTTTGCAAAAGCATTCAAGTATCCATTATCTAAAACAGGATGTGTAACATTTTCAATAGAATCTGGACATTTGAGTTCTAAAAGATAATAAGGAGCTGCCTGAAGACTTAGAAGACTTTCTCCTGTTATTGTATAACCTCCACCAGTTATTGCAGAGACTCCTTTTACTTTTCCTGAACGAAAACCAAGATTATATCCTATACCCCAATTAGCAAGTCTTGAAGCAATTTTTTTATTATAGGAAATTAAATAAAGTTCAAAAGGTAAAGATGAATTTGCAATTGTCACACGTCCATTAAGTGTAGAAAATGTGCAAGAAAATCCAGAGTGAACTTCTTGTAAAGAAGCTTGAATTGCATTCATAAGACGATTTGCAGTGTAATTTCCATCAGGAATTGGTGTACATTTTACAAAAGTTTCACTTGCTCCAACACGAACTGCAAAAGTTGTATTACCTGCCTCTTCTGAAAAAACGTAGGCTACAAGAGGAATTTCAGCACTAGACATACGAATTCTCATTACATTTTTCATATTTCGGGGTAGTTGTATTTTAAATTCTCCTTTATTACATCCTATTTGGGATGCAAATCTTGTATCAAGAGAAACAAGACTTATTTTATATTTAGATGAATCAACAAGTTCTTGTTGCATACCTACTAACTTGGTTTGTTTTCTCGTCTATAATTTGAACACGATTTTATAGGCTTTTTTTGTAGCCCAAGGGTATAGAAGAAATGTCTGCTGGTGTTCCAACTGCTACTACACTCAAATACGCTGAAGTTGTTGATGTTGATATGTCAGCAAACAATGATGTAAACTTTGCCGATGTTGAAGACTACGGTCACCGTGTCGTCGTTGAAATGGACAAAGTTGCCATGAATGACTATCTCAGATGGGCAAGAGATGTCGGAGCCGCCCGACCATCTGCCGCATTAGACGCAACAAAAGAAGCAGCTTTTAAAACAGCTTTAGAAGCAGCTTTATCAGGTGGTTTTGTTGATATTGATGGTGTTACTGGTGGACTCCACTTTGGTACAGATAACCTTGACTTAAACACAGATGCACGTATTCGTGAAGCAGGTGTATCAGTTAATGATATCCCTCTTGCATTTGTATTATACAAATTATATGGTGCATCATCAGCAACAACATTAGGAAAAATATTTAACTTAGGTGATGCTCATGGTATGGTTGCAAATGCTGATGTATCAACTGCAATAGTTGATTCATTCAAAGCAGCAGTAAGTGGAGCAGTTAATACAATGTTCTTAGACTTAATTGCAGCAGATCCACACCGTTTCTTTGATACATCAGGTGTTCCAGTAACAGGTATCTTTGAAACAACAACAGATGTTTCAGGTGCATCAGGTTGGAATATCACAGTTGATGATGTAATTGAAGTAAAAACAAAATTTGTCTTCAAAAGCAAAGTCTCACGTCGTGGTGTTGCTGGTAACGAATCAAATATCACTTCAACAGATGGTGCAGCAGGACAAAATAACCAACAGACAATAATCAATCCAGAAGATTATTTCTACATTCGTTTACAATTAAAAGCTATTTAAGTTGTGCCTTTTTAGCCTTCCATGCTAAATAACCATGACTCTTTTCCATAAAATAACTAGACCCTAGTTTTTCTATGGCAAGTTCTACAAGTTTTCTTTCATCAGGTGTACATGCTTCTAAATACTCTGCTGCATCAGCTGGAGGTGCGTGTGGTGGTAGAATTTGACGTTTTTGTTTTTCTGTTTTGGCTAACATTCTAACTTTTCTTATTTATTTTATCCTATTGTATTTTTTATATCAATTTTTTAACTAATACAAATAGGATGCACATTGAAAGTGTTAATACACCCGAAAAAATGATTGAATATTTAAAACTTTATGGAAGACCAGAATCATCCTTCAAAAAAGGTGATATAATAAATGTTTCCAATAAAATGGAAAAAGACTATAGTTACAAACTTGAGGCACAACCTGGTAAAGATTTTGATGAAGGATTCAAACCGTATTTTTCACCAGCTCAAATGCTTCGTTTAGGAGTATTTGAAGGAAAATATTTGAACGATTGTTTGACAGAATTTCCGCAAGAGTGGTTTTTGGATGCTATTGCATTGGACAAGCTGAGACCACAAGGAGCTGACATAGAAGTCAATTGCTTTCAAATAAAAAGTCGTTTGCCACTTGATGAATGGCACAAAAAAGGTTGGATTCCACACAAGGGATCCAAAGCAAGCCAATATCCAGCTCTTTCAGATTCAAAGATAAATCCAGATGAGCGTGGTTGGTTCCAATGGTATTGTCGTTATTGGATGGGAAGAAGAATTCCAGCGTTGGATCAGATTCAGATACAGCGTTGGAGAGCATTTGCAAGACATGAAGGGGGAGTTAAAAAAAACTGTCCCAAAGGGGATCTCACATGTAGACCAAGACAGCGTCAAGCACTTTTACAGTGGTCTTGGAATCCTTTTATTTAGTCTAGAAATCAGTTGTATTATTTGAACCTGTTGTATATCTTTTATATTTTTCTAAACTAGACAAATTAGAAGATTTTTGCATATTATTTTTATTTTCTGGCAACTTTAGTAATAATTTATGCATAACAGGGTTATTCATACCTTTTAAAGATTCATTTGAAAGAGAAATAGCATTTAATGAAGAACGACCACCCTTTTCTTCTTCTTGTAACATATTGTTACGTCTTGTTTCTGCACCACCTTTCATTTTGTATCTGTTTTTTCTATTGCGTCTAGTAATGTTCAATTTTTTTAGCCTAAAACCACCAGCCATTTTTTTATCGTTAATTGAGCCGTATTTTATAATCGCTTGCGAAATATTTTTAAAATAATCATAATTTGTTCGTATAAGTTTTGTATATTCGGATTGAATTCCTGTATTTTTCTCTAAAAAGGAATGTAAAGATGCAAAAATTTGTAGAGCAATATCAAACTTTAAAATCTTTTTAGAATTCAGCGGCTGAAAAAAAGGTCCTTCTAAAATATTTATTGTTTCTTCTCCACCTGGTAATAAAAGTTTATAAACCTCAAGTTTTCCTTTTCTATAATTGTCTAAATTCCAGTACATATTTGAAACAAGAATATTCAGTATTTTATAGAAATAGGCATAAATATTTTCAGCTACATTTTCAGTTATTCTAAAATCATTAAATCCAATTGTAACTGGTTTTACAGATTTACCATCTTTTAAAATATATTTCAGCGATAATTTTTCAGCCCTATTGGAAAAAGCATTATTATTTAGTACAAAGATATTTGATCTAGGTTCCCATAAAAATCCACCCAAATCTTTAAAAAGATATTTGGCAATATCGTATGATATGCTGTATTTTTTATCCTCAGTAAGAGGCACATAGTTTCCTAAAAAGTTTGTTATTGTATTTAAAAATCCAGCATTATTAGAATTTGCATTTGCATTTATATTAAAAGTTCCTGCTGTTGTAAAAAGTTTCACTGGCTGTAAAATTGCATCAGGTGCTATAAATTGTTCAATAAATTTTTCTATATTTTCTCTTTTAACTCTGATAATACGCTTTACTGGAATTCCATTTTGCTGTTTATCTTCTAGGACTTCAAAAAGTTTTGCAGAGTTGGTAGTTATCATTGGAATGTAATTGGAATCTGATGACATGTAACCAAATGGCTGAAAAGCATATTCTGAAATTCCAGCGGATACAAATCCAGTCTTGGTATCTGTTTCCAAAAGTAAAAGCATGGAATTGTACAAATTCAGTAAAAGCTGTTTTTTTTCAGCATCTTTTTCAGCTGAAATACCCTTTAATAAATTCTGTAAAAATTCAAAGAAAACTAGATTCTTCTTCTTGTAACTTGTCATAATTGCTCCATCATCTTTTATGGATGCAATAGAATCTGGAATGGAAAGTGTTGTATAACCATCTAACTTTCCTTGAAGAATATAGTCTTTTTTCAAACAAGGATCTGTATTATCAGTGGTCATACATGTATTTTCACTGTTCAGTCTTTCACAATTTACAATTCTATCACCGTCAAAATTTATGAGATCTCCTGAAGAAAATGGGATTTTTCTGTGAACAATCATTGAATCGTCTGGAAAATATCCAGATTTCAGATATGCCACATAGGTATCTCTTTTTGTAACACAAAGCATAGTTGTGTTATAATTTTCAGCGTACATTAAACCAAATCCAGCGCAAGGTCCTGGGAAAAAGAATTTACTCTTATTTCCTTCAGTTGTAAAGCATATTTTAAAGGAATCTGTTTCTTTTTCATATTCACAAATATTAAGACAATATCTTTGAAGAAAGTTTGCCAAGTTTCTGTTTATTGTTTGTTCAGGGGTTTCACCTGGCAATGGTTCTTCTTGTCTATACGAATGAAACATCATGGTTCCTTTTGGAATAAATTTTACTCCTATGAAACGCTTTGTCGTAGATCCACCAAATTCTGGTGTGCTAAAGTACTGAGGTACAGCACCCTTATAATCTTTTTCATCCAGTCTAAAAGTGAATTTAGAATAGTCTCCTCCAGATGAGGAACCCATTTCTTTACCTATTTAGGAATCCAGGATTTTATAATATATACTATGGCAAATAAAGCACCACCCCATAATGTGTCACCAATAGCCAAATATAATGGATAGTCTTTGAAAACAGCTAGAACTGTAAAATCATAAACTGCATAAGTTGATGCACCGATCCAAAAAGCTTCTTCAACACTATTGGCTTTTAATAATAAATAAGCTAGTGCTGGATATACAACAAGGGCTGGTAAAGGACTCATAACTGCATCACGACCTCCTTGTATTTTTTTAACAGCAGAGGAATATGCTCCACCAATGAGCCATAACCATGGTAAGTCAACGACTAATAATAATACAGCAATAGTAATAAATAATCCATATGCGTTCATTGTTCTTCTTTCCTATCTCTAATCAATTCTAGGAATTCCATGTCAAAGGTTGTGCAATTAGAAGCTTTTGAATCATCATTAAAAGGTTGTCGGATACGTTGGTTTCTTACACCAGGAAGTCCTGCAATCTATCCACCCGGATTTCAAGAGCAACTTTTTACAGAATCTCCTCCTTTTCAAAAGAGAATTCTTATAACAAGTGAGGCATCTTTGGAGGGCTGGAAACTTTTGGACAAATGGGATATTATTATGCTTCCAACAACTCCCACAGAATGGAGTCTTATTGTAACACTTATTTTGAATCTTCCATCACCTTGTTTTGTTGTTTGCACACCAGAAGTAAAAGCTCCTCAGGGATTTTTCACAAAATGTGCTCAGATTCCACAAAAAGCACCAACCATAATTTGTTTTCAGACCTTGTCACTTCCATTACCACAAGCTTCTGTGAGTTTTCACGCAACTTTCTTTCCACCTGCAAAGGCTGTTGAGGATACTTTGATGGATGCTATGCAAGAGGCTCTTAAGAAGCTTGTTTCAGCTGATAAGCTTGGTGATTTTACCGTAAAAGATGCTTTGAAAGATTTGAGAGGTGCTGGTGCAACTTTGGCTGTAAGTTCTATAGAAGATCCTGAACCATCTTTGTATTGGTATTATGCAACTGAGTCAAAATTCAAAGGACGTGATTCAATGTCTTCCGTTATTCAAACACTCTTATCACGCGGATTTTAGTAAACTAAAAAAGCTTTTATAATATCATGTAATACATGTTATATTATAAAAGTATTAAATTTAGTTAAAGAATTTATAAACCGCTTTCAAACATGTTCATTGCTGAAGCACTACCACCTTTTTTAGATTTTTTGCTAAAGAGTTTGAATTGACCTTTTTTAGCTACATAACCCATTTTACGAAGCATTTTGATTGCTTTTTGACCTGCTGCATGCTTTTTACGACTTACAATACGACCTTTTTTGGTTTTCATGAGGTCTTTTTTGGTTAATCCACCGGAAGTATGTTTTGCTGTTCCGTGGTAAACCTGTGCTTTTGTACCAACTGCTGGCATGTGACCAGCTTTATGACTGTGGTGTTTTTTGGTGTGGTGTTTTTTGCTGTGATGAGCACGACGAGTTTTTGCCATTCCTTTCTACTCTAAACGCATATTTTATATTTTTAAACAGCAAGTCTAGGAGTTTCACCTTTTTCCATTCTGTCCATCAAGTCAGCCATTTGACCAGCATCATATACTCCAGCGAAATGAACTAAAAAGTCACCTGGCATCCATTTTCGGGTTCCCCTAAATCCATTCAAATACGCGTTAAATCGGTAGGCTTCCATTGTAACTTCAATGTGTGCCGCATCGTCGGGAGAACTTGCCAAAAGGTTACAGATTGCTTTTGTTTCCCACCAAATGTGATAAAGACAATCCGTTTGGTTCCACACTTTTTCAAAGAAATCTACAGCCCATTGACAAGGACGTAAAATCAAATTTCCAGCATTTACATGTTGACAACTATCATAAGTCATAAGAAGATCCTTATTGGCTGGTAGAAGAGGAATTACATGATCTTCTAATTTCAAATCCATATTAGTTATCCAAACATCCGCATCAGAAAGCCATATATAATCATATTTATCCCATTGGCTTGCTAAGCGTTTCCAAACTGGAACTTTGCTCCAAGAAATAGGTCTATCACGATTCCACGCTTCTTCGTGTAATTCCATGTATTCGTACCCATGTTTTTCACAATAAGCCCTCTTGGAATCTAATGCCTTCTTTAATTTTCTTCTATAATCTTCACCTATAGCAAGAGTTAAAACCAATATACGGGACATTTTAAATTTCTAAACAAATTCCACACTTGGTCTTTACATCCAATATTTTAAAAATAAAAAAATTGATCAAATTTGCCGCTACAAGATAAGTATAATAAAACTCATAAACTTAACATAATTAATTAAAAATGGTATTTGAATATAAAAAAAATGAAGATGGTGAATATATCTGTCACCATTGTAGCTTTACAGCAAAATATCAATCCACTATGCATTATCATTTAAAAAAACATGATGGTGCTCTTCCACATCCTTGTAAACACTGTGATGCAAGATTTATGCAAAAAAGTCTATTAGATCTCCATATTCGTTCAAGACATTCTAAAACTCTTGAAAAGAAGGACATGTTTGAATGCCCTTGTGAAGGCTGTGATTATAAAGATCTTCGTAAAGGAAATCGTATGATTCATTTTATAAGATCTCATTTGGCCGATCTTATAAAAGGATTAAAACAATCATCAAAGGAATCTGGATGCCAAGCCTCATGTAAGACATGTGATAAATCTTTCAAAAGTATGACACAATTCTATTATCATGCATCAAGTTGCATCCATGTAGATGAAGATCATCCACAACATGATAATTGGATATCTATAAAGAACTAACTCCTCATTCTTATAAGAAATCATAATGGGAAGCAAGTTCATACATGTGATATCCGAGAGCTCCAAAGGCAGTCAAGAGAAGAAGTTCATAGGCTGGTCTTGGAGTTTCTTTTTTCTTTGCACCAATGTATATTAAAAGTGGACCAATCCATAAGGCATGTATTAAATTGACCCACACATAAGAGCTAAAACTGGAAAGACGAACCCATGATTTGTAAGAGTGATAGAGTGTTACAATTATACCGAGAACTATGAGGGCTATGTAAGCTCCATCGGGTGTATTTCCACGACTTACTCCAACCCAGATGAAAAATGGTGCAACTAAAAGAATATGAAAAAGGTTTACAAGAACGTGCTTATCCATATAAAATTGATTCTCTAAAGAAAGAAAGAGAGAATTAATCCATGTATTATATTTTTACAGACGGTGCTTGTCCAAATAATGGTAAAGGCTCTGCTCAAGCAGCCTATTCAGTAATTCTTTGGAATTTTCCAGACTATAAAGAGCCTTTCGGGATCGCTGAAAAAGTGCCTCAAGATGAGCCTCAAACAAATCAAAGAGCAGAGCTAAGAGGACTGTACAGAGCATTTGAAGAAATAAAGAAGTTAAATACAAAACAACCTATAATAATTTATACAGATTCTGACTACGGCAGAAAGTGTATAACAGAATGGGGGCCTCAATGGAAAGCAAGAGGATGGAAGCGCGCTCAAAATTCTAAGAAGCCTATTGAACATTTGGATATTCTCAAACCTATGATTGAATTTTACGAAGAAGCGCAGTACTATGTAAGAATTCAACATATTAAAGCACATACTGGAAAAAAAGAGTTCCCGTATTGTGGAAATGAAATGGCAGATAGGTATGCTACAGAAATATTAATAACAAAATAGGAATGGATAATCCAAATCCAAAGCATTATGGACATTCATTGAATATTCTTGTACATGGTGGAAAGTATATTGGTAATTTTAAACTTCCTGCAAATATTGAACTTGTTACTTTTAATAAACCAAATTTTTTATTACCAGTACTTGATATTATGAATATTTTTAAAACTATTAAAAAAATTCCATTATCAAAAAAAGTAAAATCACAAGTTTTAGTATCAGATACAAGAAAATATCTTCATGATATTCAAGGTACAGATATCTTAGAACAGATAAAAAGTAAAGATCCACAATTAAAAGAATACGTAAAAAATATACGTATGACCGTATATAAACCTCTTTCAGAAAATATTCCAAATTTAATTCAAGAATTTTACGATGATGGTATGATAAAAAACGTAACAGGATTTTATGATACTAAATACGCTGATATTAATTTTAATTTAAATAAATTTGAATGGGTGCCAACTGGTGGAATTGATACAAAACTAAATAACCTTTTTTTAAATAATGTACTTTCAGGAGATATAAAAAAAAAGATTACTACAGAATATTTAATAAATTTTTTATCATTCATAGCAAATATATCATATCCAGGTAAAATAGTAAGAGTATTTCTCTTTTGTTGTAGACCTGATTCGGATAAGAATGATATTGATGAAAACATGGCTGAAAAATATGTAGAAAATTTATCAGCCGAAACTATTTCACCTGAAATTATACAACAACCTCTACTTTTACAATCTCTTATTCAAAATATATCTAATGCAAAAACACATAAACGTAAAAGAAATTCACCAATTAATAATTCGTTAAAACTAACACAAAAAAATCATAAAAAACTTCATCTTAAATCACCATCTCCTATTGTTTATCCAACCTTAAGTAAAACACAAAAAGGAAAAACCCACAAATATGCTACAACAGCAAAAGGAAAAAAACATTCACAAAAACTAAAAAAATATCCAAAAAAATTTATAAAATAACTTATCTACCTACACCTGGTACATTTTGATATAAGAAATAAGGAACCAAATAAGTTGCAACAGATCCAATAGCAGCAACAGCATGTGTTGGAAGAGGTTTTAAGCCCATGGCAAGAAGGATGCTTCCAATAACCATCAATGCATCACCAAAGAGTATTTTAGCACCACCAGAATCAGCATAAGCTTTAAAAACGTCAATCATTGCATTAGTTCCTGTAGGAACTTGTTTGATGATTCCATAATAAAATGCAAGATCATGAACAAGTTGTGTTACAACCATAGTTCCTGTAAACCAAAGAGCAGACCATTTTCCTTCTGCAAATTTATCTCTTACATATCCTGTGTATAAATAACGACCAATTAAGAAGCCTATTACAATAATTCCTACATCTGCTATAACTGCACTTAATCCAAATTGATTATACCATTTGTTTAACACAAATCCAAAAACTTCTGGAAAAAAACGTGCTAAAATAATGACAAATACATCTACAACAAGAACTGCAATTATAATGTATAATAAGTCGCTGGAAACATGATAATTACTGATATCATTTTTGGCTGAACCAAAGTCTGTATAATCATCTATTTCAATATCTTCCTGTTTTTTCTGTTTTACAGCTTGACCACCGCCGCCACCTGTTGCTCCTTGAACTGGTGGTTGATGTAGCATTGTAGGCATTTCACGAGGTTCTGGATTTCTACTCTGCATTTGTGGTGCTTCGCGATGGACAAAACCTTGTGGAGGTGGTGTGGAACCAACAGACATATAATCCATACTGTCATACATTGTAAAAGGGAGTACGTCGGACTGCATATTCAAAAGCTTCTATCATGGATCAAGTATTTTATTGCATTGCCTTCAAACAGTTTTCAGCAGATTCTAGTGCACCTTCCACCCAAGCTTGACGCAAGCTCCAACTTTCTCCGCAAAGCCAGACATTTGGAAGTTTATTTGGAAGTGGGTGAACACTTTTCAGTGATTCTTTTTCAGCTGAATAAAGACCTGGAAGCCAATACGTTGCACCAATGGACCAAGGATGTGATTTGAAAAACAGTGGTTTTGGAATATGCAGTGATGGAAAAAGAGCTCTTACATCCTTTAGTATTACAGATTCAAGTGCCTTGTCACCATTCTTTTCTTGAATTTTCATATAGGGTTCAGCATCTTGTGCATCAGTGTAACTTATCATTATAACGCCCTTTTCGGGATTCATAGGTAAAATGTAGCGTGGTCTCTGAGGCGTTACAATACGTGGAAGACCGCTAAACCAGGATTTTCCATCCTTTGTTGGAAATATAGCGTAGGTACGTAAGAGTGGTTCACATTTGAGGTGTTCCAAAGTTTTCCATCCTTGAAAGGCTGGAAATTCAGCCACTGCATCTCTGTGCAATGCTAAAACAACTGCTTTTTCAGCACGAAGTTTTATTTTACCACTGGATTTTGGATCATCATAACCAAACTGTATTTCCAGATCTGTGGCAGATCCAGAAGCTTTTTTGAGATTTAGAACACGATGACGCTGTAAAAAGGTACAGCCTCTGGATTCTAAATCAGTCTTCATTCTTGCAACAAGTTCACCAAATCCTTCTTTAATAACACCGTAACCTTCATGGCTACTCATTTCACCTCCTGACAAAAATGTCTTTAAAGCCAAGTCAGCTCTTAGTGTAGAAACTTCAGCTTTATAAGGAAATGCTCCCAAAATTTCTTTTGTAAATTCTTTTCCGTACACAATATCTAAGAGTTCTTGAATTGTATTTGTTGCTAAAAGGGTTGTTACAAGTCTTGCAAGAGGAGCTATATAGATCGGGAGAAAGACTGATTCAAAACTATTTGGAACTAGTGGAGTATTTGCCGATTTTTTATAGCCAACTTCTCCAGAAATAGGGATCCAAGTAAGACCATATTCTTGTAGCAATCCCATGAGTATTTTATGAGATTTATGGATACGTCCTGCACCCATTTCCCACTGAACACCGTCAAATCCTGGTGGAGAATAGGAATAAGTACGTCCACCGAGACCTTTATATCTTTCACAGACTGCAATGGACCATTTTGGTTTTCGTTTGGCAAGCTGCCTTGCAGCGTAGAGACCTGCTATTCCAGAACCTACCACAATACAGTCGTAGGATGGTTTTCTTTCCATTTCTATTTCCTAATTATAACGATGTTATGATCAGGGAATAGTATTTTCGCGTTTATTAAATGTCAACTGGTATATCATGTTTTTGAAACCAATGAAGAATTTCTTGTATAGATGTTGTACCAGATTTATTATCTATAAATGATCCATCTTTGATTATAACAAAGGATGGAATACTTTGAAGACCACAATATCCTAAAGATGTTTTATTTATATCAACATCAACAGAATACCATATAACTTCTGGTGTAACATCCACTAAAAGTTTTTTATTTAGATTTTGACATGGTCCACACCATTTGGCTGAAAAGTTAATTATAACATAAGGATCATATTCATCTAAGAATCCGTCTTGAATTGGTCGTCTAGGTCTTAAAAGAGCTTCCATATCAATATGGTTTGGGAGGGGAATCATCCCGTTTTCGTCCTTTGTCACTTTCTGTAAGTCTACCTTCATCTTTCCTAAAGAGAGAGGTCGCAGAATTATTTAAGCGCTTTAGCCCATAGTAAACACCACCCATAAGAATAATACCAAATCCAGCCAAGAGGACTGTATTTGATAAAGGCGTATTTTCTTCTAAAACCCCTCCACCAACTTGTTTTATAATTTCAGAAGGATCTGTATATTTTTTAAGTAAAGATCCAGTTACAGCAGAGGCCATATCAGGACCTTTTGCAACAACAGTTGGAATGACAGAAACAGCAGAAGCAGCTGCATTTGTGGCTGCATTTATAACTTTTTTAGCACCTTCAAGAGTTTTTCCTGCAGTTTCTGCTGCAAGTTTTACAGTTCCTAAACTAGCTGTTGCTGCATTTGATCCAGTTTTTACAGCCATTAATCCAGCGTCTACTGCAGGTATCAATCCAGGAAACATAAATGTTAAAGCAGTACGAACAAATGGTGGTAAATATCCCAAAAACCCTCCATCATAAGTATCACAGCCTATAGAGGCTGGATCTGGGACTGTTTTTGGACCCAATTCACTAAAACCTTTTTTATCCATAAAGAAATTGACTGGAAATGGTCTGTCAATTCCTTCTGTAAAAAGCGGTTTTGGAAAAACATACAAACGACCGATACTGTAAAGCATCCAAATGAATAGAATTGGCCAAAAGATTGGAATAATTGTGCAAATAAATTTCATAAAAGCCCCAGGTCTATCACCTCCAATTAAAGCATCAAACCCAAATGGTACAAAAACCATCATAGAATATAATAAAAATCTCCATGGCGATTTGGATTTTTCAGCATCAGGTTGATTATCTGTAAACATACCAGCACCAATTCCAAGAGGTCCATAAAGAGGTGCTGTAAGACCGTAATTCATAACTTTTTCCTTATCTCCAATAATTTGAACTATGTCATAAAAATACCAAAGACCAAGTGTAAATATGTTTGCAATAAATTTCATAAAAGCGCTTGCTGGACTTCTGAGAAGAATATGATCAAGTCCTATAAAACCAAATAAGACTGTAAATACAGCGAGAACCCAATAAGGAATGGAAGGTCCTCCCCAAAAGTCTCGTCTTGTATATTCAAACATGCCAGACGGCTCTCCTGTTCTAAGCACTCTCAATTAAACTGAGAATAACAGACCCGCATAACCATCAATAACACGAAGTATGTTATAGTTTGTAGCATAAATGAAAGCAGACATATCACCAAAGGTTGTACTTGTATTGAAACCTGTAGAAGGATCTTGTAGGCCTAATTGTAAAACAAGATTATCTATACGACTTGCATTTAATGTTCCACTTGGTTGTTGATCTTCTGGTCTCAAGGCAATACTATAGACATAAATGTATCGGTCGGAAGGAATTGTTGTATGGCGTTGATAAGGTTGTACAAGTCTGAAAAATTTTGCATCTCGGGTATCAAATCTGTCTTGCCCATCAAGCTGTAACTTGGCATCAATCATCAAGTCTTGACGTTTTGGTGGCGCTGGTAAACCTTGTTGGGCATTTTTCCAGATTTCATAGAATCCAAGACTACTCCAATTGAAGTATTCATGACGATTTTGCATAATATTTCTTTGTAAAACCCAAATGAATTCTTTTATAGGATGATTAAAATCCATTTTGAGGGTGGCTGTACGTGAATTAGCTGGAATTGCCAATGGAGGTGTATATTGAATTTGTTCAATTAAATATTCGTGAGCTGAGCTTACAAATCTACGACGTTCTGGAACGTCTAAGAATACATAGTCTCCCCAGAGTTCAAGACTCATTTGACCAACCATTTCAACACTAAGACCAGCATTACAGATTTGTGGTGCACCAGGTTTTTCAGGATTGTAGAGTGCAGAGGCGTAAAACATGTCTTGAAGAGGCGCAAGGGTTACATTAATACGTATTGGATGGTATTGCATAGCCAAGAGAGGTAAGTAGAGTCCGGGATTCTTGTTAAACCAGAAGCGAAGAGGGATGTATAAGGTTTGTGGACCTATGATTGGGTCGTCAAAGGCACGTGGAAAAATTCCAACATAAGGATCTTCAAATTCATTAAAAGGTGCAGGTAAATCAGGGTTAATATGAGCAGCCCCACCTGAAACTGTTGCACGAACTCCAGTTGGATCATAAAGAGAATTTCCATTTTCTCTACTAAATTTCCAAGGAGGTAAAGTTGCTCTTGCACCAGAAACATCATAAGCATTGTGACTAATATCAATAAATGGATAGCCAGGACGTTGTCCAACCATTTGTTCAAATCCTGCGCGTTGACTGGCGTCAACTGTTAACGAAGACCAGATTTCCATCCATTGACCAGTTTGTTTGTCAATGATTTGTTCACCGATTTGAACGCTTATTTCCTGAATCAATGCGTGACCAGGACTATTGACGTAACCAACAGGTTGATTTGTACCTTTATAGACGAGTTGTGGTAAATTTACTTTTAAGAATACAGGCCCCAATAAGTCTCCATTACGAGGCACTAAGCAACTCAACTTTTGCCCAAAGTTTGGAGAGCCGTCAAAGTACATTCTTTGGGATTCTATGGCAAAGTTTGTGTAGCGTCTGTAGACAAATTTAAACCAAGTAACACTTGGATTTCCTGTTAAAAAAATATCTTGTTTTCCTTGTGCTACAAGTTGTAAAAGACCACCTCCTTGGGTCATTCTTCCTGTTGTAGGTGTCCTCTTTTAGAACCTTTTTTGATCGCTGAAATAAGAATTTAAATCGGGCTGAACGATAGAATAGGAGTAAATGTCCTCCGGGTCCTACGAAATAGATACACTCTCATGGTATCGTAGTTTACCGTTGAGCAATCAGATTAATGCTTATCAAACGGGTACAATGTTTGCCGTTGGAGACTGTGCTTTTTTAAAGCCATATACATTTTATGAGTATCAACAATCTGTAGGAGCAACAGACACCTCAACGCTTTCCAATGTACTTGTAAACTATTCCCAAAGTACTCTTCAAACTGCTGTTACAAATTTGACCAGTAATATTGATTATAATAAAAGACAGATAGTTTCAACAATTCCTCTAGTACAATGGATCAGTTCTTCTTATACTTCTTATGCACCTTTTACATTTCAGTCAACCTTTCCAAGCATTCCATCCACAATTCCATCCACTTTTCAGAGTACTATTAACTTCTCCCTTTTGAGTTCAGGTCTTTTTGGTTACACAAGCAGTAATATATATCCTGGTTGTTCACCTTATGCATTATTTTCAACAATTCCAGTTTTAACATCCACTTTTTCAGCAAGTCAAGTCAGCACTTTACAGTCTAATTTTATATCCACAATACGAGGTCCTGTTATAAGTTCAGTAAATGCACCAGGATCTATTGTAGATTTTCAGAGTACATTGAGAATTTCCAATTTTCCAGAAACTATTAAAATTGCACCCGTATGGTTGGGAGGACAAATGCAAGATATTTTAGATACACGTCAGTATAATGCTTTTGTAGAATGTCAGTATAGTTTATATATAAGTACAAATACTAGTCTGCCATATTGGGTAAGTAGTGTGGGAGCTTTTGCACTTGATGATCGTGCTCTTGGACAAAATGGTTATGTAGGTCGTACAACAACTACAAGATCTGGGCAATTACAAATGCAAGAAATTTACACAAAACAAATGTTTACTCCTGAACCAACTTTTTCACAAATAGCAAGATTTAATTCTAATTATAATATGAATATAGTTCTCAGAAGTACAATACATTCTGTAGATTCTGGTGAACTATATGTAGATTTATTTGTTCCCGGAGAAAATAACTTTACATTTACTCTTGTTCCAAGAGTAGATTAATAAAATAATTATAATAATATATAGGTTCTAAAGTCTGCGATACAATGTATTGGAGATTTTAGAAGAAAGGTATAGAATGCCCTTGATCTATCCACCCAGTCTAACGGATATCTACAGAAATACATTCTCAGTAACGTCATCTATATTACGGACGGCTCCACCAGCAGATTTTGTATTAGAATCCGATGGGAATGGTGCTACCTTTTGGACTTCTGTACTTGGTTCAAATGCTGGTACATCCTCTCTTACTGTAACTGGAACATTAACAGCAAATAGAGGTTTTATAGATTATCTTTCTACAGGGTTTATTAATTTTTCAACAAATATTTATCCTATTGTAACTGTAAGTTCTTTAACACTTAGTACTTTTATAGCCAATACTGGATTTCAGACTTTTATTTCTACTCCATTAACTATTGCAAATGCTCTTGAGGCAACAATACTAAATTCACAATTATTTCAAACAGATATAATTTCAACAAATTATTTTAAAGGAGATTATTATTCAACTCCAGGACTTAATCTTATAAGTCTTTCAACAATTCAGACAGATGCTTTGAATATTATTGTAGATCAATCAACAATTGCAGAATCAGCTCAAATAAGTACTCTTATAACTGATACAACATCCTTTCAAAATTTGACAGTTTTTAATTCAGCAAAAGTTTCAACAATTAATGCAAATTCAGTTTACAGTGATAGATTTACAACAGTACAAACAACTGCATTAAATTTAAATGTATCAACAATTAATGGACTTGTATATCCTCCACAAGTTGCTTTTAGTGCAAATCTTGAAGCAAGTACACTTTTTGCCAGAGATTCTATAAGTACTGTGTTAACAAATGCCAATAGTTTAAGCACAATCACACTTTTAGGTAGAGCACTCTACACAGATCAATATAGAGCTAATTTAATTTCAACCAATGCTGTAAATACAGGTATATTAAATGTCCAAGAAATTATTGCTAGTACTTTACAAGCACAAAGTACATTAGCTTTTACAGCTAATTTTCAGACTCTTGTTGGAAAATCCCTTTCTACAAATCAAATTAAGACTGTAACAACATCTGGATCCCATGCTACAATGCAGTCTTTAACAACTACAAATGCTTTTGCAAATATAGCTCAATTTACATCAGGAATTGCAACAGTTGTTTCCACAGCCAATTTGAATATTGGTGAATACTCAACTACAGATCCTGTTTATGAACTTCAGTTATCATCTATTTCTCTTAATGCTGGATCTTTAACAGCCAGTTCTATTCAAACCCGCTATTTATCTAGTGGATTTCTTCAAGCCTCTGAAACAGTTGGAAATCAGTTTTCTGGTCAACAACTTTCTACTGGAACTCTTTTTACAGATTCAGTCAATGTATCTTCAGTACAACTTGAAAGCCTTTCCACTACAACTTTAACAGGTATACAATTTACAGCCTTATCTGAAAATTCAGATTTTATTTCCAGCGGTATCTTGTATGCCAATACAGTTTTAGCAAATGCATGGATTACTGAATTTCTATCCTCTCAAACTGGTACTATTACAAATCCTACAGACTTTCAAAGTACTTTTGTAGGAAATCTTTATACAAGTAGTATTGCAGTTCCAACTGCAAAAATAGATGCAATTTCATCAATTTATGTATCAACAAGTACTATAGAAGCATCCTATACACAGACAAGCAGCTTACAAACAAATGCTGTAGTATCTTTAGAATCAAGATTTACAGATCTTTTGGCATCTAATGCAACAGCTGAAACTGTATCTTCTTTGACTGGATTTGCAGATTTAGCCGATTTCACATCTGTTTCCACAAATACTTTGTTTGCATCTACAATCATAGCCGATTCTGGAAATTCAGTTTATGGTAAAGCAACTGAAATTTACACAAATATTTTAGAAACAACAGATATACTTTATCCAATCTTCAATGGGCTTTCTCTTAGTTCCATTACAGCAAATGCACAACAATTACAGACAAGTAGTTTAATAGCCAATGAGATTTCTACAACAATTTTGGAAGGTCAAACTGTAATTACAACAAATGCAACTGTAAATCAAGAACTTTATACATCCTCTTTTATTGGATCCTTTTTTCAGACAACAACCTTTAGAGCAAATACAGCCAGTATTGAAGATTTACAGATAAGTAGTTTAGTTGGCGCAGCTTACCCTCCACCATTACCATTTCCAGATAGTTTAGAAATAAGTTCAGCAACAGTTGCTGAAACAACCACTGCATCAACTATAAATGTTGATTATCTTTCTACATCACAATTGTATATTGATACATTAAATTCTCAAAGCACTTATATTACCTCTTTATCCTCTGTGCAACTGTTTTCTGAAGTAGCCTTAACAAGTACTCTTATAACAGATACAATATCTGCAAATACTTTTTATGTAGGTGATGCAAATATAGAAGAATTGTATGCAGCAACTTTTTCAACTATGCAGCTTCATGGGCAAGTAGCACAAATAAGTTCCATAAATGCAAATACAGTTTCAAGTCTAATAATAAATACAGATAGTTTGTACACAAGTAGTTTAATTACAGATCAAATTTCTACAACAGTTTTAGAAGGTCAGACACATACAGGATTAATTCTTAATGCAAATACAGTTTCCAGCGCTATTTTAAATATTACAGATTTGTCTGTTGAAAAGTTTTCAGCCAAAATTCTTTCTACAATCTTTTTAAGTACACAGGATGCTTATATAAGTTCTTTAGTAACAGATTCTATTATAGCACAATCTACATTAACTACAAGCAGTATTTTGAATGAACTTACAACAAATTATATTTCATCTGGTGTAGGTCATATAGGACTCGTTTCTTTAGATTCAGCAAATTTGAATTCTTTATCCACAGCAGTTCTTACAACTTCATCTATCTCATTCAGTACAATACAGACAGACTATTTATCAACTTCTAGAATCACAGCAGAAACAGCTAGCGCAGTAGAAGCAATTGTACAAAATGTATCAACCTATAACACAATTGCAGACAATATGTACGCAAGCTCAATAAACACACATGAAATATCCTCAACAACTCTTTCTATTGATAATGCTTATACAAGTTCCTTGAATCTTGATACAATTTCTGTTGGAAAATTACTCACATCTGAAACAAGAATTTCCAGTATTTATGTTGATCAACTTTCAACAGGTATAACCTTTGGACAAGGATTTATAAGTTCCTTATATACTGATTTATTATCTGTTTCCTCTTTTACTGCTAACATTATAAATGCATCTTCATTACAAGTCGGTCAATTATCAACTACCACTTTGCAAACACCTGTGGCAAATATAAGTAGTTTACATACAAATTATGTTCAAAAACCTTTTACAGAAAATCATACCATTAGAATAAACAGTACAATACAAACTGATTTTTATGATACATCAAATTTAAATGCAAATCGTATTTCAACATTTTCTCTTAATACATACTTTATTAGTACTCATACAATGGTTGTTTATGGTGGTAACACATTGAATGTTTCAGGTTCCAGTATTTTTACAGGTCTTGTAGAAGCAGATGCTGAATTTAAAGCAGATTCTATCACAGCAAGTACGTTAAGTTATGTAACTATTTTACCAGAAGGTGCAATTTTTGAAGAATTTAACAGTGGGGTTATTTTAGCAAGTACAATTACAACAGAAGAAGTGAGTGTAAAAAATCTTTTAGCTTATTCAATTGAAACACCGCAGTTTGAAACATTATATGCAAGTTTGAGTAGTTTAATAACACCTTATATATCTACTACAAACTTTTATGGATCTAATACAACTGTATCATCTTTAACAGCACAACAAGCAACATATTTAGGACGTGTAGATCAAGTACCTTATATTTCTTCACAACAAGCAGTTTCTATTGTAGCAAATATACAGTCCATACAAACATCATTACTTTATACATCATCATTGTATGCAAATAATACGTTAGCAAGCACTGTGAATACACATTTTCTTTCCACAGCAAGTATTGTTGTTCCATCTAATGGTTTTGCAAATACATTAACAGCTACAAATATTTCAACAACAACTGTTACTTTAAATAGATTGACTATTCCAACAGTAAGTACATTTACATTATCTTCTATTGAAGTCAGAGCACCATTAACAGATACATTTGTAAATTCTATAGATACATCAATATTATCTACACAGAGTATTAGAGTATTTAGTGCTAATGGATTTGCAATCTCATCTTTAATAACCTCAACAAATACTGCAGTTTTTAATCTAGGAAGATTTACAACTATAAGTACAAATGAACTTTCAACAACAAGTTTGCTTTTGAATAATGGTATTTTTCAAACTAGATTGGATATGAACTATATATCAACTGGATCCTTAACTGGATCAATTAATTCTATTACAACATTACAAACATTAACTAATAATATTTCAACAACTTCAGTCAGTTCACAAAGTATTTTTATAAATTCTTTAACAATGAGCACTCTATCTACAACTAGATTATATGCTTCTCAGCTTGAATCAGTGAGTGTAATTGCAAATTTTATTTCTACAAATTTTTACACAAGTGTTAGAAATACTATTTCCAATGTAAATGTTAATTTTGTTTCTGTTGGTAGTATTAATGCACCAGGTAGTCGTTTCACATTTAGCAATATAGCCACATCAAGTTTAATAGCAAATTTTGCAACTGTTTCTAATTTAACTCTTCAAGACAGTATATTTTCAAGATCATTAACAACAAATGATACACATGTTGGTTCTCTATCTTTTACGAATATGACAGTATCAACAATATCATCTGGAACTGTTTTTGGAATTAGCACTGGTACTTCTACGTATTTAAGTACAAACTTTTTGAGTGTAGGAAGTTTACAAGGAGTAGTTAACTCTGAATTCTTTTTGGATGGAGTAAGTTCTTTTGGTGTTTCAACAAATCGTACATTTGTTACAGGTTTAGGTGTTGCAAATGGTCCATTAGAAGTAGGTGAAATAAGTACAACAAGATTTTTTGCGGGCGATACATTTGTTGGGGCAGTTAGTACAAATAATTTAGAAGTAGGATCATTAACAATTAATAGTGTTACAGCAAATGTATTAAATACGAATAGTGTTTCTTCAGGAACTATTACAAATATACAACCTAATATTTATTTTGATTTAATTTCAACAAATGTTATTTCAAGTGGTTTAATATCCTTGTCAGGAACCCCTGGGTTAAATTTTCAGGGTTATACAACAAGTTTTGCTCAAAATACATATAGTAATATAGATAACTCTTATTACTTTGATTTATTTACAGGATTGTATGGAGATAGAAGAATTGCAAATTTTAATGGTTATGCATCAAATTTTGTAAATGTAAATAATGCTACTAATTTTATTTTTGGATCTAGAACGGATACTTCTGTTTTATGGAATGGATTTTTTTATGCAAAAGCAACAGGAAATTATAGATTTATTTCATCACAACCTGATGATTTTTTGAGATTTTGGATTGGTCCAAGTTTAACTCCAAAATCAAGTTATTATTTAGGATCTCCAAAACAAATTTCTGGATTATATACATGGTTTGATGCGACTGATTCAAATACTTTACTTAATTCAAGTGGTAATACAATGACACCTAGTGATACATCCAGAATAAGTCAATGGTTGGATAAGAGTGGTAATAATAGACATGCATCAAGTATAACAGGATCTGCTTTAACAACAGTTTATCCAACTTGGTGTAATGATACATCATTAGGTAAACCAATTGTGTATTTTAATCAAGGGTCCTCAAATCAAATGAATGTAGCTGGATTTACCTATCCATTTGATGTTTATATAGTTAATAAACCTGCTAATTTAACTGCAACACAAAAAGAATTATTAGGCGCAGGACAATCAAATGCAGATAATTTTCGCGCTGTTGATATTAGAACACCGCAACTATGGGAGCAATCATCATCAGGTGCTACTAACTCGTTTACTTCACCTTTGACTGAAACAACATTAAATTATCGTATAGTACGTTGGACGCAGTCAAGTTCATATAATGCAATTTGGCAAAATGCTATCCCATTATCTACTAATACAACTAATTGGGCTTCTGCACCTACAGAATTAACAGGTCGTTTTCGTATAGGTGCTAGAACAACAGTTGATACACCTCTCCAAACAACACAAACATGGAACGGAAATATTGGAGAAATATTAATATACAATAAAGTTTTATCAGATCCAGAACGTTATAGTGTTGAAAATTATTTATCACAAAAATGGGGTATAACAATTGCAGGAACATATGCTAGCACAAATCAATTATTCGGTGGTGGAGCATATACTCTTGGTACTACTTATAGTAATCAAATATCTTTAGAAGCAAATAAATACTATCCTATGAGAATTCAATATGCAAATGGTACAGGTAATGCAATATTTAACTTTGGTGTTATTGAGCCTGGTAATACTACTTGTAATTATAATGTACCAGTCAATTCATCACCAGCATTCCAAAGCACAATAACAAATTTTATAAATCTAAATACACAATTCAGTACAATTCAAACAGTTCAATATGGTAATTTTCAACAACTCAGTACACTCTTTTTATCAACTGCAACTGCAATAAATATAGATAATTATTTTGTAAATGGTCTTAGTACAAGTGCAATAAGTTCTATAGTAACAAATGTACGTATTTTTAATTCTTCTAATTTAAACACAATAGGATCAATATCAACAGGACTTTTACAAACATCAAATGTACAAGCCAATGTAATTATAACAGATCACATTTCTTCTCAAGTTTTAAGTTCTTCATCCTTATTTGTAAGTTCTTTACAAAATTTGACATATGTAAGAGGTACAAGACTTGCAGCAAATGAAGTATTTGTAACAGAAGAAATTTCAACACTTTCAACATTTGCAACAAATATTAATACAAATCTTTTGAATATAAGTAGTTTTTCTAATGCCTCACAGGGATTACTTCAAGCTGGTGATACTGTTTATAGAAGATTTATAAACTATAATGCACAAAATGTTTCAGGTCAAAACACATCCTTTACAAATCAAATTACAACTAGTAATTTTTTTACTGGAGGAATAAATACAAAACAATACAGTGGAGTTCAAATAAAAAATTTAAGTAGTACAACAAATTCTCTTCCAGATTTTCAGCTTGGTGATTGGGGAGTTTATTTCCGTCAGGCACCAAATAACGATTTTCCAAACAGACTTGAAAGTTTAAATGATGGTTATTTATTTAATAGTACACTTTTTGTTCATCTTACAAGTAATGCAGTAGGGATTAATACAACAAATGTAAGTACACATGCACTTAATATTAATGGTTCTCTTATTGTTCGTGCTTCAGCAGGAGCTTATAAACCTACACTTGGTGATTGGTCATCAGGATCTGATAAACGTGTAAAAACTGATATAGTTCCAGCAGATTTGGATCGTTGTTATGATATAAATAAAACACTTTCTCTATTTGATTATAATTTTATTGATGAATATTGTAAAAAGTATAATGTTACAAATACAATAAAAACAGGTTTTATTGCACAACATGTAAGTTCCTTCTTTCCAAATGCCACAAGAACAAAAGAAATTCTTTGGTTCAAAGATGCTCTTACATTAAATACTTATCAAGCGCAATTAGCAAATTATGGATCTCTTCAAAAACTAATTTCAAGTTTTGATACAGTAAATGAAACTATTTCAACCTTTATTTTTTACCCAAATGCTATTCAGAACTTTGAACAATTAAGATCACTCAATAAATCATTAGAATTATCTTACATAAACTTTCAAACTAGTATCGTAGAAAAACAATCTACTCTTGAAGGAACAACCTTAAATTTTCAAACTCTTGAGAGCTCATTTACATCATTGGTGTCACATGCTTCTACACTTTTACAAGAAGTAAGAGATAAAAAAGCACAACAATCTCTACCACAAGAACAACCACAAGAACAACCAATAGAATAAGAAGATTAACTCCCGGTTTAGAAGAATTCCTATAAAAGTTTATAAATTTCAGCATCGTTGAAAATTATAAACTCATTTTACGTAGAGGATGTAGAATGCCCTTGATCTATTCCTCAAAGTTAACGGAGCTTTACAGGAATACGTGTTATATTCCGTCATCCATTGTGAGTTCCATTGTACCACAGGGATATCCTCTTGTTACAGATGGAAATGGGGCAACATTATGGCAAAATCTGAACTCCGAATCAATTGTTGCAGATAATCTCAATATTGCAAACTCTACAATTGCAGCAAGTACTTTTATTTCAGTTCTATCGGTTGGAACAATTTCTTATCCAAGTGGAGATTTTACAAATCTTTTTACAAATAAAACAGTTGCAGAATTCTTACAAGCTAATTCAGGTTCTGCAAATACTTTGAGTTTAGGAACTTTAATTACAGACACTTTTCATACAAGTACAGCAAACTTGACACAATTCTTCACAAGTACTTTGTTAGCCGATGAATTATATGCTAAAGCGGCTGAATTTAACCAAGTAAATATGGATATAGCCATTGTAACAAATTACTTTGCCAATAAATTAAATGTAAGTACTATAACAAGTGAAAATTTTTATTCTCAAAATTACAACGGTAATGAGTTAAATGCTACTGATTTAACCGTTAATAGATCCACTATAGCAAATGCTATTTCAACAACAAGACTTTCAACTTTTCAAATTACTGCAGATCAATACAGTACATTAAATTTAACAATATCTTCTATCAATGGTGCAGCATATCCTTTTGCGGGTGCAACAATAGGTACACAGGTTAATACCGATACAACAGACATAAAATTTTCAACAATTGCATCAACTGTTTATACAAATGTTATAAATACACGTGCAACAAGTGCAAATGAAGCATTGCTTAGCACATTTCAGACTCGTTATACTTCAACTGGTACACTAGAAACAAAATCCTTAAATGCACAACTTACATTTAATTCAACAATTTCTACTGCAAATATTTACACAGATTATTCAGCCTTATCATCTGCAACGTTTGCCTCTGTAAATACATCAAGTCTTTTTTTCAACACTTTGGAAACAAGTTCTTTTAACCTTCAATCACTTTCTTCATCACATTTTAAAGCAATTTCCACCGCATTTGAAAAAGCTCGTTTGGATGATTTAACAACATATGCTCTTGAAGCACAAAAAGTAACAGTTGATGTTTTAAAAACTCCTGCTGTAAATATTAGTACCTTTTATGCAAATACTATTTCCTCTTTGCAAACACAAACTCATTCCATTTCAACTAGTTTAGCCTATGTAGGCACATATAAAACAGACACCCTTTTAGCAAAAGAAATTTCTTCTCAGCAAATCTATGCTAATGAAGTTTCTACTGCTACTTTACAAGCTTATGATATTTCTACAATTTATACACAAACATCTTCACAAAACGTACAAATTCTTTATACAAGTTCTATTGTTTCACAAGAATATCAAAGTGGTGATGCTACAATAAGTACTTTAACTGTTTCTGGACCTATTACAACAAGTACTATTTTACTCAAAGAAGGCTCTATTCAAACTCTTAATACAGACTATTTATCATCCGCATACACAACAGCAAGTACATTAACAACATCAGTAATAGCATCAGAATCTTTATCATCTCAACAAATAGATGCTTATAAACTTTCTACAAGTTCTTTAACCGCGGATTATATTTCAACATCATCATTACAAACAAATGAAATGTATGGAATTTCTGCAAGTATATCCTCTCTTCAAACATTTATTCTTCAAGCATCAAGTTTTGTTACCAATACTCTTTTGACAAATGACTTACAATTTGTATCAGCCACCACAGATCTTTTACAAGTAAATACACTCAATACAAGTGAGTTATCCTCAATATTTTTCTCTACAAATATTTTACTTTTGAGTACATTAGCAACCGATTTTGTTTCTACAACTCTTTTGAATATTTCCAGCGGTACAGTTTCTTCTCTTTATCAGCCAAATATTACATCACAGTTCTTAGAAACAGGTCAAGGAACTCTTTCCACTTTATTAGTTCAAGATACTTTACAGTCATCTTCTAGCTATATAGATTCACTTTCCACCACACAGATTATTTCAGAAACTATGCAAGTTGATGAACTTTTTATCAGTACTATAAATGGTGCAACATATCCACCTATTTTTGGAGTAAATCCAAACCTAGTTACTAAAAGTCTTACTGTAGCCGATTTTGTATCATCCGTTTCCACATTTGCTAACAATATTTCTACTGCAAATCTTTTAGTTTCAAGTGGAGAAATAGGGACTTTAAATACAAACCTCTTATCAACCTCTTTTGCATCCATAAAAGCTGCTGAAATATCGTCTTTGACTGCAAATCAAATTTCTACAAAAACCGTTTTTTCAGATACTTTTTATGTAAGTTCTATGGATTTACTACATCTTTCTGCTGGAACTATTTTAGCTGATACTGCATTTTTCAGTACATTGGCTGGAAATTCAGTTTCCACTTATTCAGTTTATGCACCATCAACTACTGTAAATACTATTCTTTCTGCAAATTCAGCCTCTACATTTCAGCTTTTTACAAATGCAGCCAAACTAAATGCAGCCACAATTAGTTCTATTTCTGCTGCAATTGTATTTGGAAATTATTCTATGGATTCTATTATAACTGACTCAATAAGTACAGTAGGTCTGGAAGGACAATTAGGATCTTCAAAAAATCTTTATGCATCTCTTGTATCAACTCCTCTTATAACTACTGATACTCTTCAAGGACAGATCCTAAATACAAGTTCTGTAAATGCTTCACAAAGTTACATTGATAATGCTACAGTTAATTCAATTATTGCCAATACAATTTCTACAAGTGCTTTGACAGCAGATTCAGTCTTAACAAATTCTACAGCAACTTATTTTATATCATCAGGAATAATAAATGCGGATTCACTAATTGTATCTGACACAGCTTATGTAAATACAGCAACTGTAAATTCTTACAACACCTTTCTAACATCATTACAAACATTAAGTCAAGTATCAACAATAACTGCGTTGGAAACAAGTGTTACTGCAGCAACTATAGGATCTACTTTTACAAGCTCTATTGTATCTGGACAAGCAAATTTAACAGCAAACTCTTTAGATACAAGTTCATTATATGCTAACTATATTTCAACTAGCATTTTAGGATCTGCTGATACACTTACATCAGTCTATTTGAGTACAAATTACATTTCTTCTGCGTTTAAAATAGGAAATAATACAACTGTTAGTATAGTAAACACTGATTATTTATCTGCTGGGTCTTTGTATACAGATTTCTTATCAACAGCAGAACTTAATGTAGAATATCTTTCTACAAACCGTTTTGATTCAGCTTCAATTTCAACAAAGAATGTGTATATTGCTGATATTTATGCACCATCCACTATTGTAAACTTTATTTCATCCCAACATATTGATACTTATTATATTAGTACATATACTGCAACTGTTTGGGGTATGAATACATTAATTGTTCAAGGTTCAAGTATTTTTACAGGTGTTTTTGATCCAGAACAAGGGTTTAGTGTTTTAAGAGTAGAAGATTTAGCAGTAACAACACTTAATGTTGGAAGTCAAACTCCTGCGAATCAAATCTTAGTACCATATTTGAATGCAGATTTAGTATCATCAGGAATTACAACGAACAGACTTTTAACAACTTCAACAATACGAACAGAAACTATATCCTCATCACAGATTTTAGCACCAACTTCTATTTTAAATTTACGCCATATGTTTGCAGATTCTATTTCATCACCATTGATAAGTACTGGACATTTTGAAGGAAGCTCCTTGACTGGTGAAGCTATTTATGGAATTCAGTCCATAGAGTTTGTAAGTTCTATTTCAACATCCACTTTTGAAACTGGCTCAGCCTATTTAACATCTGTACAAGCACAATCAATTTCAACAAATTCTATAACAGCTCTCACTGGTATATATACAACTCTAAGTACAAATCAAATTTCAACAAGTGCTATAGAGGCTGGAAAATTTGTTTTGAATACTTTGAGTACAAATCAATTTACAGCTTGTAATATTAATGGATTACAACTTATAGGTTCAGCACTTAGTACAAATCATATCTCTACAGGTTCTTTGTTTACATCCTCACTTTTTGGTAAACAGTTTGCAACAAATTTAATCTCTGCAACAACTATTTCTCAAAATTTTTTAAGATTTACTGTTGATGGTGAAGGTAAACTTATTGTTTCTAATATTTCATCAGGATTAGTAGAAGGTGTAAGAGCCTCTGGACAAGGAATTTCATCTATACAGACATCTGCTACTGTAGTAAGAGCATCTTTCTTAGAAGCCAATGCAATAAGTACACAAATGATTTCAACAAGTAGTTATGAACAAGATACAGCTACACTAAGAAATTTATACACAAGTTCATTATCAACAAACTTTTTTGGCTCACCAGATAGTAGATGGAATATAAGTACACTTTATGTAGGCTCAGTTGCAGGAAATCGTATTGATGGACGATATGCTGAAATACAGAGTATTTTAACAGAGGAAGTTGTTGGAACAGTTAATTCAGCATCAGGTTTAATGCAGAGTTTAAGTACAACATTATTTTCCGCTGGAATTCTTTCTGTTAATACAGTTTTTACCAACAATGTATCAACAAATCTTCTTTCAACATCACAAATTGAAGGAATTCAATATAATGTTAGAAGTACTTTTGTAAATTTTCTTTCTACTGCTAATGTATCAACAAGCCGTCTTTTTACAGATAGTATGAGTACAGCACTTTTATCATCACAAACATCCAGATTTCAAGAACTTGTAGGGGGTAATTGGAATATTCAGTTTATTTCTGCAGCACAATTAGTAACAAATTCTATAAATACCAGTACTTTGAGTACATCCATAATTTCCACAGGAAGCTTTACAGCAAACTTTTTGAATATTTCAAGTTTTACAGTGAATAGTTTATCAACAAGCTTTATTTATGGTTCTACAGCTGTATTTGGACCATTAACTGCAAATAATGTATCAACTGGAAATAGCGTAACATCAGATAATTTGGATTCACAAAATATAAGTGCAAGTATTATTTCAACAAATATTGCAAGAATTTTATCACCTATTGCTGTAAGTTCATTAATACCTTATGACCTTAATGCAACATCATTTTTAGGAGGTTCAACAATTGCTATTGGTCTTCAAACAAATTATTTATCAACTGCATCACTTTCAAATATTACAACGAATTCCTATAATTTTCAAAATACATTTTTTAATTTTAGTACTTTAGAGGTATCTTCATTAAATATAACCTCCATTTCTTCTGTAAATAAAAGTATTACAAATTATGTTGCTCAAAATGTATCATCTTTAACATCCTTTTTATCTTTATCAACAATAGCATCATCGTTTAATATTACCTTTTTATCAACACCAACATTTGAAGTATATGCACAACCTATTTCCACAATAATTTTAAGCAGTACAAGAGAATTATATGCAACAACAGCAAGTTTTTCTAATGTTTTAAATAGAAATTTATTGAATGTATATAGTGGATTTACAAATTCAACAATTGCAATTTCAACAGCAACAAGAACATTATACGATTCATTTGTAAACTTGAGTACGCCTCTTTCTGTTGCTTCAACAATTTTTGTGAGTTCTTTTTCATCTAATATTACTTCAAAGAATCAACTTTTTAATTTTAGTATAAGTACAAATACATACTACAGTAGTAATGTTCAAGGTAATTTTATTTACATGAGTTCTTTGAATTACAGTACAATGAATGTTGAGGGTTCTATAGATATAAGTATAAATACAAAATTATCATATTTTACAGTTGCAGGTACTTGTAATGTTACAGCAGCTAATAGAATTAGATATACTAGGGATGGTGGGCAAATTTTTTATAACGTAGGAGGTGCTACATTTTCAGGTTGGGGTGGTAGATCTGCATATAATGGTCAGTATTGGGTTATTGTTGGAAGTAATAGTACTGCTCTTGGTACTATTAAAAGAAGTACAAATGGTATTTTTTGGGAAAATAATACATCTGGTGGATTTTCCAGTCAGGGTCATGATGTTACATGGGGTAATAATTTATGGGTTGCTGTTGGAAGAGATGCTAATAGTTTAAATACAATTCAAAGAAGTACTGATGGGTTAAATTGGACAAGTGCTGTTAGTGGTGGATTTAGTACTGCTGGGACAGTAATTTATAATTCTGGTGGAATAGGAATTACTTATGCAAATGGATTATTTGTTGCGGTTGGATCAAATAGTACTAAAGTTGGTATTATTCAAATAAGTCGTAATGGTTCTAATTGGTCAAATACTGATTCAACAAATTTATCAGGTACTAATACTTTAAAAGTAGTTAAATATGCAAATGATATTTTTGTAGCAGGGGGGACTGCAAATACATTAATAGGTCCAGCTGGTACAAACGAAAATTCTCTTGACACACTTAAATATTCTACTAATGGTAGTAATTGGTTCACTGCAACCAATACAGGATTTTATGGTAATAATAGTGTTAATGGATGTAGGGATTTAACATATTCATCACAATTAAATAAATGGGTTGCAGTTGGAGCAGGATATGGTGGTGGAGCAAGATGTATACTTAATAGTACTGATGGTATTAATTGGTCAAATGCAACAAATGCAACAAATATAGGTGGAATTAATCCTGCACTTGCTATAACATGGTCTGGATCTAATTACATAGTTAGTTCAGGTTTAGCAACAACTTTAACGTATTATAGTACAGATGGTAATAATTGGACAAATACTACTATTACAGATAATGCGGTAATTCTAGGATTTGGTAATCAAACAAATTTAATACCACAAAATAGTCCAATATTAGTTCAAATTGGTAATAATTTTACTGGAGCTGGTCCAACATTTGCTAGAGCAAATGGGTCTAGTAATGTACGTTATAGTGAAGATAATGGTGTAACATGGACTACATCGTCAGTACCTGATTTTAATGATATACCTTTATGTTTAGCATATAATGGCGACTATTGGTTAATGGGTGGTTGTAATGGTGGTGGAACAAGTACAGGTCCTAATAGAACTATTAAAAGAAGTACTGATGGTAAATATTGGGTTAACACATCTAATACTGAGTTTGAAGTAGCATGTATGGCTTTAGCTTATGGTAATAATTTATGGGTTGCAGTTGGAGTTGTTACTGCTACTCAAGGAACATTAGCTACTATAAAATATAGTACAAATGGCTGGAATTGGAATAATATTACTGGCACTACTGGATTTCTTACAGCAAATGATTATTTTGCAAGATATTCATCAGTTTCATATGCGAATGGTGTGTGGATTGCAGGTGGTAGATGTAATACAGTAACAGATGGTGCTCAAGTTTTAAGAAGTACGAATGGAATTCATTGGACTAAAGCAACTACTCCTAATACAGCTCTTACAGGGAATATACAAGGATTAGCATATGGTAATGGTGTTTGGGCAGGAATTAGTGGTATTTCATCAATTTATTCTGTAGATAACGGTTTAAATTGGAACCGAGCAAATCATGCATTTGTTGATGCAGGTGTAGCACAAACAGGTGGTTTTGAAATAATATATTCACAAAAACAAAATAGATTCATAGCAGGTGGTTCAACTGGTGCAGCTAATACAGAATCTAGATTTATATATTCATCTGATGCAATTAACTGGACTTCAGCCACAGGTGCTGCTTTTAGTAATCCTTTTAGAGGTGGTATAACAGAAACAACTACAGGTTTTATAGCAGCAAACTATAATTCTAATTGGGATAAAGGTGATTTTATGTATAGTACGGATGGTATTTTTTGGACAAAATCTAATGATTATAGTTTTAATACTTTTGCTACAAGAAAAATAGTTGAAGGTATACAAATAACAGATAGTCCAGATTATTCTATTCTAGATGGAAATATTACAAAATGGAATGTATCAAAACGAAATTTTATTGAGAATGCATATATAAATCAAGAACAAAATATAAATCAACTAATAATATATAGTAATGTTATTTCAATTAATAATACTTTAAATATAAATCCATCAACAAATCAAGTCTTAATCAATTCATTTGGTACATCTACATTTACACTTGATGTAAGTGGTCAACTTAACTTAAATTCTGAATTAGCAGATCTTGTAGGAGCTACTCAATGGACAGGTACATCTGATAGACGAGTCAAAACACAAATTGTTCCAGCAAATCTTGAACTCTGTAAGAAAAATTTACAACGTATTCCTCTAGTACACTACAAATTTAGAGAAGATTTATATCCAGCAGATGCAATACAAGATAAACATATGCTTGGATTTCTTGCACAAGATGTAGAAACTGTTTTTCCAAGTGCTATCACAAAACGATCTGCCTATGGATTTGAAGATTTTAGATTTTTAGATGCTACACAAATTTTGGTTAATCAATATGGTGTCACACAATATGCAATAAGTAATTACGAATCCCAACAAAAATCAATAGAAACTCTAAGCACTTTCATGACTTATAATCTAAATAGTATTCAACCCCCATCTCTAGAACTTCAATCTTCCTTTACAAATTATAATTTAATTATTAATAATTATAGTACAAGTATATACAATAATGCTACAAGTAGTATAGCATCACTCTTATCAACTACTGATTCTCTTTTATCCGACATGGATTCGCTCTTACATTCTTCTTAGAGTCCCGGAGAATGTGATATAATAGTTAAAGCTATTTTTTCAAAGAGATTTATAGAATGCCGAGAATCTATCCACCCAAGATCTCGGAGGTTTATGATACTTCCACGTATATACCATCCTCTTTATCAACGGTGGTTATAAGTGAGACTCCAGTGGCAGAAAGTGCACTCATATCGTATATTAGTGGGTTTACAACATGGAGTGCACCACCCGCACCTATCGCAAATCTTTCCGTCCAATCCATTATAGTTCATAATAATTTTCATACATCATCCCTTTATACAAATTACCTTTCAGCTGGTACAATCTATTATACAATTGGTGATTATAAAACAATCAACGCAAGTACCCTTTCAACAAATATTCTTGAAACGAATTTTTTAACTCTGAACTCACTTGACACTCAAAGCACAATTGCAAATACCATTTTTACAACAGATTTTATAACATCCTCACTTCAAGGTAACAATATATATGCAAGCACAATATCAATTACAGATCTTTATACAACATCATTAATAACCGATTATTTTTCTACAAATGAAATAATTATTCAAACTGCTTCTATAAGCTCTATTGCAACAAATAATATTATAACAACAAGTTTTATTGCATCCAATGCACAATTAAATACACTTAATATTGAAAGAACGCTTAGAGTAAATGATCTTAGTGCATCGGTAATTTCAACCTCTCAAGCTGTAAGTAAATTAATATCTGCTAATGGAGTATATGTTTGTACAATCAATGGTTTAACATATCCACAACCAATTGAAGGACTTCAAAACTTAGTTGTAAGCAGTCTTTCAGCTGATACTCGTTTTCAAACATCCTCTTTAACAGCAAATTATGTAAGCACTGCATTTATGTCTACAGGTACTCTAAATTTTAACAGTATCCGCTTTAATGAATTATCAACAAATCAATTAGATATACAGTCTATTTCATATCCTCTTTTACAAACAACAACATTTTCTACAAATCTAATACAAGGTGATTCTATTATCTCACAATCTACTATTTCCAGAGCAGTCTCAACAACAAGTTTAACCTCTGCATCTTACATACAGGGTCTTTCAACAACTACAAATTCTATTTCAACTTTACAACTTTCAGGAAATTTTTTCAGCACATCCTTTATTGGTCTAGAATCTCTATCTTCTTTTACACTTAAATCTCAAGTGGATACAATAAGCTCATTAGACTCTTTGGGATTTTCCACAGCAACTTTTACAGGCTACAGACTTAATGCAGATTCTTTTACAACAAGTTCTATTTCAACACAGATTCATACTGTAAGCTCTTTAGGTTTCAGAAATCTTGATGCAAATACTATAAATACACTTACTACGCAAGGAGGTTCTTTACAAGGACTCCTAACAACAACTGTGTCTGCACAAGCACAAATATATAAAACAAATGAAGCTCTTACAAGCAGTCTTGTAGCAAATAATATATATACAAATGATCTTCAAATTACTGGAAGTGGTGGTCAAACAAAAACAGTGGATACGTATGCAGTATATGCTGATCAAATTACAACGAAGGCTGCCTATTTTTCTACTTTTAATTCATCAGATATTTCCACATCAATCATGGAAGGAAAATCAGCATCCTTTGAAACTATTTATGCAGATTTTGTTTCAACTATAACAGCAATATCACAATTAATTACAGTAGATTCTGTAAATACAGATTCAGTTTCCACACAAGTCTTAGAAGTAAATGAAGTCTTTACATCATCAGTATCAACGGATTATATTTCTTCTGGATATATTTCTGGATTTTCAGCAAAAGTGGATGATTTACAAACAAGTTCCCTAATTACAACTAACTTCTTAGGATCTTCTATCGCTGCCACAATAATTTTAGCAGACTACATTTCAACTTTCAAACTGTATACAAGTGATATACAAATTGCGCAACCAGTTGCAAACTTTTTATCCACAAATGTAATAGAAGCTTATGAAGCTAATATTAAGGCTGTAAAAATAGGATATTTAAGTGCAGAATCAACACTTACAATATCTTTACAAGCTTCTACATTAACTGTTGCAGAAACAATTGAAGCATCTTCAAGTATTGCAACCTTTATATCAACTTCTCAAGCCATTTCAGAATACGGTTCTACACAAAATTTAATTATAAGTAGTATTAATGGACAACAATATCCGCCACCTTTTCAACTTGAACCAGATATCACGGTCAGTACAATTCTTGCACAATCTACTTTGACTACAAGTGAACTTATTACTGATTATCTTTCAGTTGGTCTTGTAACCTTGGATTCATTTTCTTCAGACTTTTTACAACTTAATACAATATCATCTGGTATTGTATATTTACAAGATGGATTTATTAGTTCTCTAAGAGCCAATACAATTTCAACAAATAGTCTTGATGCTTCTATTGTAGCAAACTTTTCTTATACAGATGATGACGATTACAATATTTCCAGTTTAATTGCAACACAATTAGTTACTCCAAGTGTAATAACAAGTACTCTTTCAACTGCTGTTATTAATACAGAATACACCTCAGGATCCTATGCAAGTGCTACAACTCTTTCAACAATTTACACACAAATTCCAGAACTTTATGCAAGTAGCTTTCAGACTAATACACTTACAGCAGACTTTTTACAGGCTACAGAAGGTATCTTTAGTCGTATTCAACTTGGTAGCGTTTCTACAAATCAGTTACAAGCTGATACGGCCTTTTTTAGTACATTTGCTACAAGTCTTTTATCTTCTGAACATATACAAACAACCTCTTATATAGCAAACTCAACCTTTGTAAATACACTTTCAACAGGAACTTTAACAGGTCAATTGACAGAAGGAAACTCTTGGTATACAACAAACCTTTCTCTTTCAACCTTGACAGGTCAACAAGGACTTTTTGAAAGCACAACAACTCAAACAGTATCAACTTTTATTTTTCAAGTAGGGCAACCAACTCTGTCATCTTTACAAGCCTCTATAGTTTCCTCACAATCTATTTTTGCAGATACAGCAACAATAAGTAGTTTAAATACAGTAAATCTTTCAGGAGCTTCTTTATTTACAACACTTTTATCTACAACAAGTTTGAGTACAAATGTTTTGCAAACTGGTCTTCAAGTAGCTGATGAACTTGTTATTCAAACAATTAACACAGACTTTTTGAGTACAGGAAAATTAGATGTAACACAATTCAATGCTACAACAACAAATGTCAGCCAACTTATAATAGATCAAGTTTATTTTCCAAATGCTAGCGTATATTCTTTGAGTACAAATCAAGTATCAACAGCCTCTGCACTTATAGGAATTGCAGTCACACCATCCACATTTTTCTCAACTATTTCAACAGGAACTATTGAAACACAACAGGTTAGTACATCCTTTTTAAATGTACAAGAAAACTCCTATGTAAATAATTTATATACAAACTCTATTTCAAGTTTTGGAATTTATACTCATTCTATTAGTACCTATACAGCAGAAATTTATGGATCACAGACACTTTATGTACAGGGGCAAACTATTTTTCAGGGACCAGTTTTTACAACTGCCACTTTTACTATTAGCAGTTTGGATGTTCAAACACTTACAGTTACAAGTAATGTTACAGGTGTAAGTGCAACGTATAATAGTTCTTTTATTTCCAGTATTTCCTCAAGTCTTTTTCAAGGAGGTTCTTTAACAACAAGTTCTTTAACTACTGATTATTTATCATCCGCATATGTTTCAAGTAAGACTTTAGCAGTTCAAGGAATTTCAGTAAGTGATTTTGTAAATGCAAAAGATGTCTCTGCAAAAGAGATAACTGCAAGTTCTATTTCATTTCAGTACGTAAATCAACTTTCCAGTTTAAATCAAATAGGTCTCATTTCCAGTTATCAGATAGAAGCTGGAGAAATCAATACAACCTTCATAAGCAGCTTGCAATTTAATGCAGCAGCAATTTCAACACCAACTCTTCTTCTTTCCAGCACCTATATTCAGAATCTTTCAACAGGTTCTCTTTTAGGTAATTGGAATTATGTGAAAGTATCATCCATTCAAATGAACAGTTTATCTTCTGGAACTGGTGTAGCAAATATTGGTCAATTCAGCACAATACAGTTTGAAACAGTTTCTGCAGCAACTTTAAGAGCTATAACAATAAAAACAAGATCACTTTTTGTTGACTCAATAATATCTGGTTTAATTGATTTTGGAACTTTAACAACCACCAGTAACTATTCTCAATCCATTTCAGCATCAACAATTCAAGGATCTTTACTTAAAGTAAGTTCTTTAACAGGAAATACTCTTTCAACAGGAACTCTGACTGTTTACGGTCAGGGTGTTGGAATCTTTTCAACAATAAATGCAAATAGTTTATCAACAGGTTCTATTATGGCAGGAAGTATTGTAATAAGTTCAATTCAAGCCCAATCAATTTCCTCAATAATAATAGAAGCAAATACAGGTTTAGGAAGATTTATAAGTTCACAATACACATCAACTGGTAGTATTCTTTTACCTGGTGGTACCTTACAAATGAGTTCTATTTATACAAATGAACTTTCTATTCAAAGTGTTGATGCTCTTATAAATAATCCAAATTCTCTTCAAATAGGTTTTATTTCTGCTGCAACTGTTCAAGGAGGATTTGCAGATGTAAACTTTTTATCAACACAGTCTATTTCTACAACAAGAATGACAGGTACAACGCTTACTCTTACAAATCTTTCTACCAACTCTCTTTCCACTGCAACACTTTTAACATCTTCTATAACAGCTTCAGAAGTAAATACAAATACAGTTTCAACACAGTCTATTTTTACCAATGCAATATTAAATAGTTCCTTTTCAGTTGATTCTATTTCATCACTTCGCTATTTAATTCAGCAAAGAAATCCAATACAGGTTATAGAAGCTAACGCAGATTTTTTAAATACACAAAGCATCTATACAAGTAGTGCAGTCATTTCATCAATTCAAGCAGGATTAATTTCTACAACAGATATAACAAATACAGGTACAACTATGCGTTTTAATAATATAGTAGCAACCTCACTTACACTTGATAATGTTATAGTTGATACTACAAGTTATAATTCAACAAATACAAATTTTATTTCAACAAGTTATATGTATGGTAATACTGCAGTTCTAGGATCTATTTCAACAAATTTTGTAAGTAGTCAATTTCCTGTACAAGTAGAAACATTAGATACACAAAGCTTATTTTTGAACAATATTTCAGTAGGAACTCTTGAAGTTGGAGATGCTTATATTTTCTCAAGAATTTTTGCGAATAATCTTGTTACACCTTTAGGAGGAATAAATGAATCAGAAAATCTTGTAAGAATAGCAAATGTTTCAACTAATCTTTTTTCAACAACAACGATTACAGTACCTCAGGGTGGAAGAAGTTTTATGGGTAACGTCTTTACAGATAGAGTTAGTACAGGATTTTTATTGGCAAGTTCAATACAAACTTCCACAATAAATGTTACAAATCGTACTATAGCAAGTAATGTATATATTGAAAATTTAACAACAAATTTTATAAGTACTGCTTTTGATATTTCAACCTTTACTTGGGAAACTTCTAGTCTTTTTACAAATATTTTAAGTACAAATATGTTGAGTACAAATCAATTAAATGCACGTCAAATGTTTATAAGTGATGTATTTAATATTGAATTTACACAACCTTTCTCAAATGTGTATTACAATTTGAATACAAATATAATAAGTTCATTATCTACTAATGTCTTTAAGGTTATACACAATTTATCATTAGATGGTAATAATAAATATATAAAATCATATATTTCCAATCCAACTTTATGGGTTGCTTGTGGTGATGATTCTACACCAGCTGCTAAGTTGAAATACAGTACAGATGGTTTGTCATGGGAAAATAGTAGTGGTGAAACCTTTACTGGAACTGCTTATAGCGCTTCTTTCAATGATCAACTTCAACGATGGGTTGCCGTTGGATCTAATGATACATCAGCAGGAACAATAAAGACAAGTACAGATGGTCGCTTTTGGGAAAATAGTTTAACAGGAGGTTTTACAAATCAAGGAAATGCTGTTGCAAGTGGTTATGGTTCTAATGGGTTGCCTATTTTTGTTGCTGCTGGTAATTCTAATATTGCGGCATCAAATGTTATAAAATATAGTACTAATGGATTTAATTGGATTGATGTAAATTTTGTAGAATTTTCAAATGCAAAATCAGTATCCTTTAATGGCAGATCTTGGGTTTTTACAGGTGAGTCTGCTAGCGGTAATAGTTCTGCATTATCTTATACATCAAACTTTCCAAATATAATTTCTATTGCTACATTTACCAATCAAGGAAATGCAGTTTCATGGAATGGTTATAATTATATTGCAACAGGATCTGATACAACATCCAATGCAATGATTAAATATGCAGATGGCAATGGTACAACATGGACCTCTGCAACATCTGGTGGGTTTATAACACAAGGGTATGGTGTAGCAGGAAATGAAAAAGTCTGGGTCGCTGTTGGTGATGGTTCTACATCTAATCAAACAATACAATATAGTTTAGATAATGGTACAAGTTGGACAAGTGTATCAGGAACATCAGCCTTTAATACCACAGGTGGTAGAGGAGTTGCATGGGGTGATTCAGCCTTTGTTGCAGTTGGTGATGCAGCATCAGCAAATGAACGTATAAAGTATTCTACAGATGGTTCTAATTGGGTCAACGCAACTTCAGGAGGATTTGATACAGCAGCTTATGGTGTTGCTTATAGCAAACTCTATACACCAAACTTTACAACTTTAGCATTTGAAGTTCTTGGACAAAATCAAGTGTACTTAAGTGATAGTAATTCTTTGACAACACCACAATCCCAAACAATTTTTAAAGTAACTCCTTCAACCTTTATAATGGGTAATACAATAGTTTTATGGAATCAAAGTACATTAATAACATCTAATGCTGCAACACAATATGATAGACCAGAATATACGTTAGATGTTAATGGAACTCTTATAACAACCAATAATCAACCAACAAAACTTGGATCCGCAACCTGGAATGATGTTTCAGATATGCGTCTTAAAACAAATATTGTTTCTACTAATACAGATGTCTGTTATGATATTGTAAAACAACTTCCACTCTACCATTACAGATTTATTGATAAGTTTTATAAAGTCTATGATGTTAATGATAAAGGGCAACTCGGATTTTTGGCACAAGATGTAAAACCATATTTTCCAGAAGCTGTACAAGAACTACCAGATCTTTATTTTGGATATGGAACAATTTTAGGGTTAAATATTTCACAAATTCTCTTTACACAATATGGTGCCGCACAAAAACTCATACAACTTCATGAAAATCGTCTACCACAATACATGGCCATAAAAGAAGCTTATGAATCTACTCTTTCACAAGTTCCTGAAAATGTCAACATAGCTGCCAATACTATTTTTACAACGTACAATACATATGTACATGCCTCCACAACCATGAATACAATTGAAAGAAGCTATGATGAAGAAATTGAAACACAAACAAGAAAACTCCAAGTTCTCAAAGAGACTTACGAAGCTCTACAAGCCAAAGTGTCTACGATGGAAGCTTTTTCGCAATCTCTTTCACAGCCTCCACCAGTAACGGAATAATTTTACTGTAATCTATTGCGTAGGTCCCATCAATAACAGAAACAGCTTCTGGAATAACTTTTTCTACTTCTTGGGCTAAAAATCCTACGCTTGGTTTTCCATCAAGTGTATAATGAACTCCTTGAAGCTTATTAATTAATTCTAAGGCTCCTGCACCATCCAAGGCAACAATATCCTTTTTACGTCTTGCATCAGATAGCTGATAAAGTGTTTGACAAGTAATATCTTGTGAAACAGTTAAATTGCCATCCATTTGAACATCACCAGTCACTTCTAAATCTCCATTGATTACAATCGTCTGACCAGTTGTAAAAGGCTGAATATTATCTATATTCAATGTATGGGTTGTTGTATCAATTGTTGTTTCAAGAGCATTTACAGTTGATGATGCAGAAGTTTCAGTGGAACTATTGGAAGGATCTGCAACATTAAAGACAGGTATAATATTCAATAAATAAGGATTATAGCCAAGCTGTGACATTCTTATTCTATTTGAAATACACATCTTAAAGCGCGTTCTTCACAATCTTTGACAGTAAATATAGAATAGAGAGGATGCTTACCGTAACAGCGAGTACATCCGTAGTACTAGTTGCAACATCGGTCAACGCACCAACGGAACATGTTGTGCTTTTCCCGCAACTTTCCAATATAGGTCGTCTTATTACAGTTCGTGATAATGATGGCCAAGCAAGTCTTACAAATCCAATCATAATGAGTACTATGACTGGTACAACTTTTACAACAGGAAATGAAATCAAAATAAATCAGCCTTTTGGTTTTGTTACGGTAACTACACAAACTCCAACAACTTATTCTATCCTAAATACTTTTGCGTTTCCAGCTGAACAGGCTGCAGCCAATATTCAGACTCTTACTGCCGAAACAATCAATGTTTCCACAATTCAGTTTTTAGATACTAGCACAAATCTTCCAGTCAGTCTTTACAGTTCAACGAATAAGCTCATTTATAATAATGACTATGTCGGTGATATTACGAATGAAGAGCTTCAGAGTACTGTTGTTGCTCTAGGAACAATAGGGTATTTATCAACAATTCCAGACTACTTTCCGATTCCACCTGTGTGGGTTGCTGTAGGTATTTCTTCTAACAACGCACCAACACCAAATGCAATAGGAAATCCACAAGGAACTATTCAGTATTCTACAGATTCTATTACATGGCGTAATGCGGCTAATAATGCTGGTTTTACACAATATGGTACAGGAGCAGTATTTGATGGAAAAGGTATGTTTGTCGCAGTTGGGGCAAATAGAACTGCAGAAGGTTCCAATTTGGGTTATATAAAATGGTCCTATAATGGTTCTAATTGGCAAAATAGTTTATCCCCATTTTTAAGTACAAGTCAAGAGCGTACAGCAGTTTCTTACGCTAATGGATATTATCATGCAGTAGGCTATAATCCTAATGGAGGTTCTAATACAATTATGTGGAGCTTAGATGGTAAGAATTATAGTCCATCCCAAGGCAA